TAACAGAGTAGTTTCATTAAACAGCCAAGGGCTAGGAATAGGTACTACGATGCTAGCGGAACAGAGATATTTATTTAGGTTTTTAAACTCTTTAAAACATGTGGCTTCACGTTTAGCATTACCGTTTACTCGTTCCATGATACGATGCTTCTTACCATCCACATCTACCAAACCCCATACACCGTAATTTACACGTTGCCATTCTATGCTATCAGCGTCGAGATGTTGATAGGGTTGCCAAAACAAACTGACCTTGTAGTTAGTGAGATCGTGTCCGTATCCGTGTATGGCAACAATTTCATAACTTTGATTGACTTTATAACGATCAAGGCTTTCGTCTACATTCTTTTGGAATCCTGTTAGACTCGCCCTGCCTACTTGTTCAGCAGTAGCGGCCATGTCGTCAAAGTCTAAGGCCTGTCTGCGTTGTACAATTTCTACGCCCGCAGTCCAGCGATCGTGTTTTTGATTAACCTGTGGACCTAAAAACTTTTCGGGATTAGTCTGAAAGTCTCTACCTGCTTTGGTCTTTAGCACATCCGGATTCATCATCCTTGTTTTGATACTGGCCTGTACATCAGGGCCTATACCATCAGCATAGTAATTGCCATCGCCAACATGATCCATACCAAAGCTCATACAGATAGCGTGTTCTAGATATCTGGGACTGAGCGTATCTCCCCCAGTCATAAGAGATTTCAACCCGTGATAGATTCGGGCGGTTAGGTGTTGTTGATTAAAGGCAATGGTCATCTAATAATTATACTAGACAACCATTACAAAGTCAAGCCAAGAAGTCTGCCCAGCTTGGGTGCTGTAGATGATATCCACGACGCTTACGCTTGTCTACCAGTTCCCAAAAATGTGGCTTGTGAGGCACACGTTTTGGTTTCATTTTGGTATGGGCTGCTTTGCGATAGTTACAAGGCTTACAGGCTGTGGTAGAGTTCTCCCAAGTGGTCTTACCACCCAGGCTTACAGGATGTACATGGTCCAAAGTAGCATTGGCCTCTGTGACTTCACAGCCGCAGTATTGGCATCTATATTCGTCACGCAAGAAAATATTACGTTTGCTGAGACGCATAGTGCTTTTGGGTTTTTGATATACTTTAAGCATGATCACTGCGGGCACACGAGTTTCCCAACGTGAGGATCTAACGATCCAATCGTCGTGCCAAGCCAATACTTCTACCTTGTCTAGAACGAGGTAGCGTATGGCCTCCTGCCAATCTACCGTGGAAAGAGGTAGTAGGCTAACAGGCTGCATATCTGCGTTCAAAAGTAAAGTGCTCATGATGGTTACTTCTATAAAATAGTATTTAACTAGTCAATAATACTATCAATTAAGACTTGCGTCAATGAAAAAAATAGTGTATAGTGTATTAAATCAACAACAAAAGGAATCAAAATGACCCTAGTACCAATGGTAATTGAGTCGTCCAGCAAGGGCGAACGAGCGTATGAACAGTTATTGTTCCTTGAGTCCGAAAATCCAGACAAAGATATCAGCGTCTTTATCAATTCGCCAGGCGGTGTTATCACAGCCGGGATGGCCATCTATGATACGATGCAGTTCATTAAGCCAAGTGTAGCAACCTATGTCATGGGACAGGCCTGTTCGATGGGATCATTCCTAGCACAGGCAGGTGCTCCGGGTAAGCGTTTTATGTTGCCCTATGCTCGCCATATGATCCATCAGCCCAGCGGCGGCACACGTGGCATGCAGAGTGATATCGAAATCCAATACAAAGAAATCACTAAGATGAAAGAAATGTTGACGCAGTTGTATGTCAAACATAACAGCAAGGGCAAGACCTTTGAAGAGTTTGAGCGTGATATGGATCGTGATACATTTATGTCAGCACAGGAGTCTCTAGACTATGGTCTGGTTGATCAGATTATCGAAAAGCGTCCATGAAAAGATTATTCACATTCGGTTGTAGTTTCACGCAATGGAACTGGCCCACGTGGGCAGACATCCTAGGAAAAAACTACGACTCGCACGAAAACTGGGGTATCTCAGGAATAGGTAATAGAGCTATCTCTCAGCGTGTCAGCGAATGTGTGCTTAGAAATCAGATAACAGATCAGGATACTATCATAATACAGTGGACTGACTATCACAGATTTGATCAACACATCAAAGATCTATTTCCAGAAAGCAGTTGGCGATTGGGCGGGAGCCTACATGTTAAGTCTACTGAAATTGAATATATCAGAGACACATGGCATGAAGGCAGTTATATCTATGAAAGTCTTAATACTATACATCTTACAAGGACGTTACTAAAAAGTCTACCTTGTAAATTCTATATGATATCTAGGACGGATATGGGTGTGGATCTAAGTCTCCATCCAGAGCTAGATTTTTATCAATCTGTGCTAGATTATCCAGAATGGACTGGAGAACCTATTCAGATATTTGTTGACGAATTAGGGTACAAAGGAAAGTCTATGATGATCAAAGATGCTGCCATGTTTGGAATCCCTATCAGCCGCCCTGTGCTAGATCTACATCCTCTCCCTAGTCACTACCTCTTGTGGTTACAACAGACATTTCCTGTGGAGCAATTTGATCTAGAATTTGTAGAACACTCTGATAAGGTCTTGACAGAGATCAACCATTATGATCAATTTGATCGTGACTATGAAAAATCTATGGGCTGGGGAATAAAAGATCGTTATGTCAAAGGGTATTGAAGCAAATAGTCAACTTTTCAACTAGGTCGCTCATCATAGCATCTGTATGATAGGGAGTAGGAGCGAACCGTAGCCTCTCCGTGCCCACAGGCACTGTTGGATAGTTGATAGCCTGTACATAGATATTATACTCGTTGAGCAGGGTATCGGATATCTTCTTACATCGAAACGCATCGCCAACAAGCACAGGTACAATGTGGGTCTCAGAGTCCATCACGGGCAAACCGTTATCACGTAGCATCTGTTTTAGTTTGGCCGCACGTTCTTGATGTTGTATTCTAAGCTCGTTGTTTTCTTTAAGATACTTGACAGCAGCCAACGCACCAGCACAGGTCACAGGGCTCATTGATGTTGTGAATATAAATCCACTGGCAATTGATCTAATAGCATCGATTACTATTTTGTCAGCGGCAATATAGCCGCCTTGTACTCCATAGGCTTTCCCAAGCGTACCGTTGACTATGTCAACGTCAATTTCTAATCCTAGTTTCTCGATGATGCCGGCACCGTGTTCTCCGTATAGACCTACAGCATGGACTTCGTCTACATAGATTATAGCAGCATATAATCTACAGAGCTTGACTATTTCTTTCAATTTAGAAATATCACCGTCCATAGAATATACAGATTCTAAAACCACACAGGGGGTCTTTTTCCTTTCTGTGACATCTTCTAAGATAGCTTTTAAATTATCTAGATCGTTGTGTTTGAACACATGTTTAGGTGCTCGACTATGACGCATACCTTCGATGAGACTGGCGTGATTCTTTGAGTCGGACACGAATTCAATATTGGGCAAGATCTTTGCCAGGGCGATCAAAGTCCATTCATTGGCCACATACGCAGAACTGAACAATAGGGCACCAGCTTTCTTGTGTAGGGTCGCTAGTTCGTGTTCTAAGGCCACGTGATAGTGACTGGTTCCTGCGATGTTGCGAGTACCTCCCGAGCCTGCCCCCGTTTGATCTAATGCTGTACGCATGGCGTCTAAGACTACTTTGTGCTGACCCATGCCTAGATAATCGTTTGAGCACCAATTGACAATCTTTTTGATGTTGTAGGGCCCGTACCATATGGCATGCGGGTAGTCTCCTGCTTCGCGAAGAATATCGTTAAAAACCCGATATTTTCCTTCTGCTTTTAATTTGTCTATCAGTTGTTGGAAAGGTTCTTTGTTAATCATAAGTGTCCGATAAATACTGTGTATTACTCTATATTTAAGGTTTAAAAAAATGGATATTGTTAGATTAGATGTGCCCTTATTCATACGCTTGCTTGAGCTGTCTCGAGAAGAAGTCAAACAAGACGCCGACATTCACGATCTAGCACAAAAAGTTATCGAATTCAGCAAAGATCGTGTGGTCACAATGGCTGACTATAACGAACTTACAAGCTTCATGCGGTCACAGGGCAGCGAAGACGAACTAGACGCAATTAAAAGATTAGGTGGAATCAATGGCAAAACAAACGATTAATTTAGGAACATCAGTGAACAAAGGAGACGGTGATCCTTTACGTACAGCTTTCACGAAAATAAATCAAAATTTTGATGAATTGTATAATACTTTAGGCACCGACGGGTCAATTTTTAATCCGCTTAGTGTAGATAGTCATATAATACCGGACATAGACAATACCAGAGATTTAGGATCCCCTACAAAACAATGGCGTGACATATTTGTCAGCACTGGTTCTGTGTATATTGGAGATATTAAACTCAGTAACGATGCCGGCACATTAAAAGTACAACAGGTCACAGATGTAGGATTAGTAACTGAAACACCAGTTCCTGATGCTCCAGGTGCGGTTACCACCGACAGATTGATCAACGGCGATAAAGAAGTAGTATTAGGGTCAACAGGACTTACACAGTTTCCAGTATTCGATAACAGCAGTTTATTCATACAAGGTTCAGAGATTGGATCTACAGACTCGGCGATTGCCTTATCAGCAAAGGACAATGTTCTCATAACAGCAGATATATTAGGCGTTACACCTAAACAATGGCAGTTTAAAACTGACGGAGATCTACAACTGCCCGCAGGTGGCGACATTGTAGACAGCACAGGCAATTCAGTGCTGGGCGGTGGCGGCATCGGCACCGGCATTAGTGTATCATACAAAGGATTCAAAGCCATCTACGGTAGAATGTATGACAGTGAGCCAACTATC